TCTAACTTCTGGTGCTGACTTAAATCTCAAAGCATCACAAAAATGGATGCAGTCAGGATCGTCGTACTGGACTAAACCATCTGGCGGCGGTGGTTCGTCAGAAGTTAGCGAAGTTGCATCTGAAGCAGCAGAATCTGGCTCGGCAATAGTTGCCCCGAGAGTTCCTGAGCACGAACCATGGGCCGGCCACGAAAATTTACATAATACTCCGTTAAAATATACAACATCAACCGACACTTTTAGAAACGAGAAACCAGCTGAGACTGAAGGAGCTTAACTATGGCATCGAATGCTAATTTATATGAAAAGATTGTACTCAAGGCAGCAACTATCTCAGAAAACCCAAGTCCCAAAACATACCGCGGGTTTAGTACAGTTAGTCAAGAAACTGAAAATTTTAGTCTTTATGATTTTAAGTTAATTCAACAAGATTTGTTAAATCATTTCCATACACGTCAAGGCGAACGCTTGATGAACCCAACGTTTGGTACAGTTATTTGGGATTTGTTATTCGAACCGCTAACGCCTGAAATTCAAAATTTAATTACAGAAAATGTAAACACTATTATTAACTATGATCCTAGAATAAGTGCTAGTCAGGTGATAGTAACGGCATATGAGAGTGGTATTCAGATCGAGTGCTTGCTAACGTATTTGCCGTATAACGTGAGTCAAAAAATGCAATTGCGGTTCGACCAAGCTAACGGGCTACTAATTGGATAAACTGCGCACATAATTTTATTCGATAAATATCAATATTAGGACAAATCATGAGCGTTACTACTAGACAAAATCGATTACTTATAGCAGAAGATTGGAAGAAAATATATCAATCATTCCGCAACGCAGACTTCCAAAGCTATGATTTTGAGAATCTTCGTCGAACAATGATCGACTATCTTCGTCAAAATTACCCAGAGGATTTTAACGATTACATTGAGTCTAGCGAATATCTTGCTTTGATTGACCTTATTGCATTTTTAGGACAAAGTATTGCATTCCGCGTTGATTTAAACGCACGTGAAAACTTTTTAGAATTGGCAGAACGCCGCGAGTCTGTGTTACGACTTGCTCGCATGATTAGTTATAATGCTAAACGCAATATTGCTGCAAGTGGATTATTGAAGTTTACCACAGTCCAAACAACCGAAACTATTATTGATAGCAATGGCAGAAATATTGCTAATCAAGTAGTAACTTGGAATGATCCGTCTAATACTAATTGGTATGACCAGTTTATCAAAGTGATGAATGCGGCAATGCCAAAAACTCAACAGTTCGGTAACCCGGCGGATAGTAAAACAATTTACGGAATTCCTACACAGCAGTACAGATTCGAATCCGCTGTCGGGGGAATTCCTGTGTTTGGTTTTTCTAAATCAGTCGCCGGGCGCAACATGAATTTTGAAATCACTAGTACTACGTTCAGTGGACAAAATTACATTTACGAAGAAGACCCTAAAGTTAATAATAAGTTGGCGTGCGTTTATAGAGACGATGGCCGCGGCGCCGGCAGTTCCGGAACTGGATTTTTCCTACATTTTGTACAAGGCATCTTAAATACCGGCACTTTTTCAATCACCCAGCCAAGTAGCAATGAATCGATTGATATCGCTACACAGAATATTAATAATTCAGACGTGTGGTTATACAAACTCGATCAGAACGGTATAGAATCCGAATACTGGACTAAGGTTCCGGATTTCGAAGCCAATAACATTATCTATAACAGTCTCAACAAAAAGATTAGAAATATTTACGCAGTACTTACTCGCGCAGGTGATGCGGTAAGTTTACAATTTAGTGATGGTGTATTTGGTAATTTACCAGTAGGCACGTTTAGAACCTACTACAGAGTTAGCAACGGTCTAGCATATACTGTAAACACTCAAGACATTCGTAGTGTTAGCATCAGCATTCCGTATACCTCTTCAAAAGGGCAACCAGAGACATTAACTCTTTCGTTAAACCTTGCTACTAGTGTATCGAATGCAGCATCGGCTGAAACTAATGATAGCATTAAAGCGAATGCTCCTGCAACTTATTATACACAGAATCGTATGATTACAGGCGAGGACTACAATATTAGTCCGATGTCGGTTAGCACAGAAGTAGCAAAAATTAAATCAGTTAACCGAACATCTAGTGGAATTAGTCGATACTTCGACCTTATTGATCCTACTGGGAAGTATAGCTCTACACAATTATTTGCAGACGATGGAACAGTATACACTGAATCGTTTACGGATCAGCTCCGCTTTTCTTATCAAACAAGAACAGACATTGAAGCAGTAATTTATAATACCGTTGTTGCTATTATAAAAAAGAAAAATGTAAGAAACTTCTACTACTCGAACTATACCAATGTGATTACATCGAGTTTAAATGTCTCTTGGTACAATGTTGCAGTCGACAGCAATGCGTCGACTGGATACATAAGCGACTTAGTAAATAAGTCAATTTACAAAGTAGGTACCTACACATCCACGGATTTAAAATATTTCCGCCCGGGCGCATTGATTAAGATAGTTGCTCCGGCAGGAACGTATTTTAACACATTTAACTCAAACAAATTAGTTGCAGGTGCTGCAAATGTTGCAGGCGCCTCCACTGAACTATGGGCAGAGGTAGTAACAGTAACAGACGATGGGACAGCAAGTAATACCGGTGTACTATCAACAGGACTAGGTCCTATTGTATTAAATCAAGTTGTGCCAGACGGTGCAATCATTACTAAAATCATTCCGCGATGGAGAACTACAATAGATAGTTCTACGATTACAACGATGATTGATTTAATCTTTTCTAATAAACCGTTTGGTTTAAGATATGATGCTAGTACTCAGACATGGCAAATTATTTTTGAAGCAAATCTTAATACTACTACCTCGTTTAGTTTAGGAAAGCAAGGAGATATAAGCAGCCAACATTTAGATTCGAGTTGGATGTTGATGTTTACTACTGATAATGAATTCTACACGATTGAGAGTAGAGAACAACGCTACGTGTTTGAAAGTGATAAGCAAATTCGATTTTTCTACGAAGGATCGGATAAGGTTTATGATACAAAGACAAACAAAGTAGTAAAAGATGCGATTAATGTGTTAAGTGTTAATACTATGCCCGACAGCTCGTCTGCTTTTACTATAGATCAAAAGTGGGAAATTGTTGAAGAATACAAAGGGCTCGATGGATACGTGGATACTAAAAAAGTTGTAGTATCTTTTGCAGACACCGATGACAATGGAACTGTTGACAATCCTGAATTGTTTGTAAACATAGTTTCCCCGACAATTAATCCTTTAGAAAAATACATCATACAAGAGAAATATGTGATATCTGCAGGTCAAGAAGATTACAGATATGTCGACAATACTAGTGATATTGTAAAAATTTTAAATAGTGAGTCAAGCATAGGTTCTTTAAATACGTACACCGATGGGCAATATTTTTATTTTATCGACACCGCGGTTGTAAAGAAATTGAGTCTTCCGTCTGGTAAATTAATTGTTACTTTAGATTATAAAGTATTCATCGGCAGAGACAAATTAAAATTTCAATACGTGCATAGTGCAGACTATGAGTCACGTATCGATGCAGGGGTTAGTAATATTATAGATACCTTTGTTCTAACAAAGACATATGACACTAATTTTAGAAGATGGCTAAACGGTTCAGTTACAACGAAGCCGTTACCTCCGGGGTCGGACGAGTTGTACGATGTTATGTCGCCGTCGTTGAATATAATTAAGTCGATTAGTGATGAAGTGATTTACCACCCGGTAAATTATAAAATCTTATTTGGTGAAACTGCTGAACTTAATCTACAAGCATCGTTTAAGATTGTTAAAAACGCAAATCAAGTTATTTCCGACAATGATATAAAGGCACAGGCAATTGTTGCCATTAATCAATTCTTTAGTTTAGAAAATTGGGACTTTGGCGACACATTTTATTTTACTGAACTATCAACATATGTAGTGAATCAATTAGCGCCTAATGTATCTAGTTTTGTAATTGTTCCGAGGAAAGGCGGCCTTAGCTTTGGAAGCCTGTTTGAAATTAAATCAGCTAGTGATCAAATTTTTATCAACGGCGCAACAGTTGACGACATTGAAATCATTTCGGGCATTACAACAAGTC